AACGGCAGTTATCTAAAGGTTGGGGGGCTTCGGCTCCCCTTCCCCACTAACAGGAGGGCAATATGGCCGCTGGTGATACTTCACTCTCAATCTGCTCAGATGCTCTAATCCTGTTGGGTGCCGCGCCCATTTCTTCTTTTACAGAGGGAACTGATGCGGCCCAAGCCTGCGATAGATTATACCCAGATCTAAGAGACACAATTTTATCAAATTATCTTTGGTCATGGAGTGTTAAAAAAGAGCAACTAGCAAGGCTTGCAACAACCCCTGTTGACGAGTGGAAGTATGCTTATCAAATGCCAGGCGATATGCTTTCCGGTGTTATAGCATTATTCAAGGGGTCTGGAGTTGGCGAGCTTCCAGTTAGATATGGCTGGGAAGTTTACGGCGATGACGTTTATACAAACTTTGAAGAGGTTTATATAGACTATCAAGCCACAGTAGACGAAAGTAAAATGCCGCCTTATTTTGTTGAACTGCTTACTTATGCGTTGGCTTCTAAGATTGCGTTTGTGATAACGGACCAGATTTCTAAAGCTGATTATTTCCGAGCTGAGGCTTACGGATCTCCAGGTGAGGCGGGTCGCGGTGGCAGAATGAGAGCGGCTATGAATGTTGATGGTCGTGGAAAGCCGCCGCAAATCATTGAGGACTACTCTTTAATTGATGTGAGATACTAAAATGCGGGTCATCCAGTTCCAGACCAATTTCTCGGTTGGCGAGCTTGATCCGCTTATTCGTGCTAGAACGGATCTACAGCAATATCAGAATGCCCTAGAAGAGGCGACGAATGTAATCATTCAGCCTCAAGGTGGATTTAAACGCCGTGACGGGTTAGAGTTTATTTATAACTTTGGCTCAACTTTCACAGACTTCAAGGTTATTCCCTTTGAGTTCAGCGTAAACGATAGTTATTTTTTAGTGTTTGTGAACCAGCGCATCTATGTATTCAAGTCTGGAGTGTTGCAAACAAACATAAACGCATCTGGCAATGATTATATTGCAGCGACAGATATAACGACTGCCATGCTCGATGAGATCAACTACACGCAAGCGGTTGATACGCTCATTCTTTGCCATGAGGATCTTCAAACAAAACGATTGGTAAGAAACGGCGATACGTCTTGGACGCTGGAGAACTTGCCGTTAATCAATCTGCCGCAATATCCTTATGCGTTTGATACTCACCAGCCAAACTTTACGATTACGCCCAGCGCATCGACAGGCAATATTACGATCACTGCATCTGCCGTAACGACTGACACCGGCACAGCACAGGCGGGTGGCGCAGATACAATTACGCTCAAATCATCAACATCATATAGCGTCGATGATGAGCCTAATGGAATGTTCATAACCTTAACATCTGGCACTGGCTCTGGCCAAACGCGCCATGTTGAGGACTATGTTGCTTCCACAAAGGTTCTTACGGTTTATCCCGCATGGGATACGGCTCCAGATGCGACAACAGGCTATAAGGTAGAGGCATTTGCTCCTAGTGCTGTTGGTGAATATGCTCAGGTTCTCAGCACCTTTGGTCGCGCTCGATATGTAGAGTTTGTTTCTGCCACAGAAATGAAGGCTGTTGTTGAGGTCAACTTCTTTGACACCAGCGGAATTACTGCCGGTAACTGGGAAAGCGAGCATGGCTATGAGGATGTATGGTCAAACACTCGCGGGTGGCCAAAGTCTGCTGCATTCCATGAGGGCCGGTTATACTTCGGTGGATCTAAGTCGCGACCCAATACCGTATGGGGTTCTGGCGTTATAAACTACTTTGACTTTAATCCTGGCACCGGCCTCGATGATGAGGCGGTAGAAGCAACAATCAACACCAACCAGCTTAACACGATTGTTAATCTATTCTCAGGCAATGACTTCCGCATCTTTACAACCGGCGGTGAGTTTGTTGTTCTCCAGACTGGTGATAATCCTATTACACCGGCATCGTTCTTTGTTCGGCCACAAACGCGGCTGGGTGCAAAAACTGGCATTCCGATTGAAGATCTTAATGGTGCATCTGTGTTTATTCAGCGCCAGGGTAAATCTATCAATGCGTTCCAATTTGGCGATACTACTGCATCGTACCAGGTGCAGAACATTTCTGCTCTCAGCTCTCACTTGCTAAAAGATCCTGTTGATATGGCTGCGCGTCGAGCGGCGTCAACAGATGAGTCAGATCGTTTGTTTGTTGTAAATGCAACAGATGGATCGATGGCGGTGTATTCTATTCTAGTTGGCCAGAACGTAATTGCTCCTAGTAGGTTTACAACTGACGGTGAGTTTGTTGCTGTAGGTGTGGAGATTGCTGACGTTTATGTAATAGTAAAGCGTACTATTAATGGCGCTGCAAATTACATGCTAGAGAAGTTTAGCCCAGACTTAACGCTGGATAGCGCCAAGAGCGGCGGTGCTGCTTCCTCAGTGACTATGAATCAGCTACAGGGCAAAACCGTATCGATCATTCGTGATGGCATTATAGAGCCTACTCAGGTCGTGCCAGCATCTCCTTACACGATTACCTTCGCAACGGCGGCAGCATCCAGCTATCAGGTAGGATTGGACTACACTGTTACAGCTCGAACAATGCCAGCCGAGCCGGTGTTATCTTCTGGCTCGGTGCAGGGATTTAAGAAGCGGATCATACAGGTTGATGCTATTATCAATGATACGCAAGACATGACTATCAACGGCAAGAAGGTTTCGTTTAGGAACTTTGGTGAGGACGTTCTGGATATAGCGGTGCAACCGTTTACTGGCACTAAGACTGCTCACGGCTTGTTAGGATATACTGGCACTGGACAAATAACGATAAGCCAATCTGTGCCATTGGCCATGACCGTTCTGGGTCTTGAGTATCGTTTAAGTGTGGGGAATTGATATGGCTGTTTTAGCTCCATTAGCAACGGCGGCAACAGGTTTAGCGGCCAGCGGTGGGTTCCAGCTTGCTATGGCTGGGGTTTCTGCTGTTGGTCAAATGGCAGCGGGTGCTGCCCAGCGCAGACAATATGAGGCGCAAGCAAGACAAGCAGAGCTTCGCGGCAGATCTGAAGCCATTGCATATAAGCAAAGGGGCGCTGATGCTTTACGCAATCTAAACGAAACGCTTGCTGCTGTTATCTCTCGATCGGCGGCTGGCGGTGTAGATCCTACATCTGGATCTGCTGCGACTTTACAGAGATATGCTTTAGCTGAAGGCGCAAGAGAAAAGGCTATCGCTCAGGACAACGCTCTTATGGCTCTCGGCCAGGCCAGCACTCAGGCGGGCATTTATCAATCTGCTGGTCGTGCAGCACAATTAACATCTTATGTTTCTGCTGCGGGTACGCTCGGACAGGGTGCATATAGATATGGACAACTACAAGGTTAAGACATGGCTATTCTTCCCAGATATCAGCGTATCGGTTTACAAACCCGCCAGCCTCAACAGTTGGACTTTGCCGCTACGCGGGAACAAGCCAGGCTTGGCCAAACCATTTCTCAGCAAGTTGATCGTATGGCTGACTTTGCCTTCAGAGAAGCATCTGCGGCTGCTGCGGTAAGAGGGCAAGAGCGCGTTAGAGAAGAGGGCGCCCGTCCTACTCTTGCAGCAATAGAAGAAGCCGGTGGCCCTTCTACGATTGCAGAACGTGCAGCATATGCTTTGGGTAGTCGTGTGGCTGTTGCTGAAATACAAAACGAAGCTGAGATCGAGATCATGCGCGTTTTGGCAGAGGGTGAAAGAAACGAAACGCCCTTTACTGCTATCCAGACGCAGCTTGCAGATATTAAGGATGGCTATTCTGCGTCACTAGATACAATAGACCCAGAGGCAGCATTGATGTTGCAGACTAGGTTATCCTCTGCGTCTGTTAAAGCAGAAGAGAGATATTCAAATTATTATGTAAAGTTACAGGCATCAAAGGCTAAGGCCAAAGTAAATAACGCTGCTGATGTTCAGCTTGAAATGGTTGTTGGCAATGCAATATTGCCTGGCCATAATGCCGAAAAGATAAGAATTGATATTGATGTTAGTCTTGATTTACTGGCGGGTTTGGGTGCTGACGATGCAACGCTTATCGCCTTTAAAGAACAAGCGTTTAATGCCGCTATAAAAGAAAATACAATTTACAGATTCAATACAGCGGATCTTGATACTCAGGCTGAGATGCTGACTGGCATGGAAACAAAGCCTGTTGCTGGTATGTCTTTAGCGCAAACTCAAACTCTGCGTAAGCAACTTCGAGCTGACTACAATTCTAAATTGCGTGTTACTCAAGGCGAGGCCGCGGCTGTTGTCGCTGATGTCAATGAGCAAAGCCGCATATTAGCATTGGGCGGTATGCCTTCGCAGAAAGAAGTATTAACGCTGAGAGAGCGAGCTGACGCTGCCGGTGATTATGGTGCGGGCGCAAGGGATGCTGTCGGACGCTTACAGTTTAACATGGAAAAGGCTGCTGCATTTCGTAAGATGACGCCAGAAGATCTAGCCGCTGAGGTGCAAGCCCTTAGCCAGGGTCTTGAAGGTATGGGCGAGGCTGGCATTGATACGCTCATAGAAGCTGAAACATTAAAGGTTGCACGGGCGTATCTAACTGCCGCTGAAGCCGGTGTAGAAAAAGCTCAAACAGCTCGCAAAGCAGAGTTCAAGCCCATTGTTGATAACCTGGCGAATGAGATTGCAGACTTCCAAAAGATAGTTGATTCCGGTCGCGCTGTGGAAAGTGGAGATATTGCAAAGTTAATTAAAGCTGTCAGCAATGTTCCAGAAGATCTAAGGCAAGATCTTACTGAAGATGTTATGGCATTAAACATAACAAGCGCTACTGCTGAGGCTGTAGGAAACATGACGCCAGCCGAAGCTGCTGGATACATTAGATCCCTCGGAGCGGGCATTGAGGGCATTGGCGATGCTGGATTAGATACTCCGGTCGAGATAGAAACATACGATCTTGCGAAGAAAATGTTTTCTGGCATGGAGGCAGAACTAAAGAAAGATCCTCTGTCATACGCTATGCGCGTTGGTCTTAATGATGCAAATGGCAATGCTATTGAAATCACACCGATTGATTTTACAAACCCAGATGCAACAATAGAAACTATGAAGAAACGCATAAATGATGCGACTATTGTTTCCTCTAAGTATTCAACGCCGGTAACGTACTTTACGCCGCAAGAAAGATCTATGCTGGCTGAAGTTATGGATGGTGCCGATCGCTCTCAGCGTATGTTTATATTAGGTGGTATTGTTGATGGCGGTGGCCAAGCCGCTCCTGATATGATGGCTGAAATATCTAAGACTGCTCCAGAGTTTGCCGGTATTGGTGCGCTGGTTGTAAACGAAAGAATGGATGCGGCTAACTTTGCATTGCGTGGAATGGATAAGTTAAAAGGTGGATATAAACCGCCTGAGTTTACCGCTTCAAATACAGATGTATTATTTAACGCAAAAACCACTGAGGCTTTACGTTACCTGCCAAATACAATTGGAATTACTAGAGAGGTAGCTACAGCAATCTATGCTGACATGGCTAACACTAACAATTTACAAGACTTCAATGAAGATCTTTGGGAACATGCCATAGATCTTGCCCTTGGAGCTGATGGAGCTGGCAATGGTGGTATTCAAGAAGTCCGTGGTGCAAATACACTTGTACCGCCAAACCTAAGCTCTGATGATATTGAAGCAGCATTAAAGGCAATGACACCGGATAGCATAGCTGCCGCTTCTGGCGGTCAAGTTTTAAGCGCAGAATATGCAGAAGAAATATCTGGCCGTGGAATGTTTAATTATGACAATAATTACAAGCCGATATCATATGGTGGGAATAACTTTGTCCTAGTATACGGAGATCCTAGTACTGGCGAGCCTATATATGTTTTTGATGAAACTGGTAGTGCTTTAACTTTTGATATGCAGAAGTTAGTTGAGGCCACTCAATGAACTTTGACCAACCCGATCCGCTAGACATCCTTCCCCAGCAAGGCTTGCAAGCGCCACCTGGTACGCTTACGGAAAATCTTACGACTGCGTTTGATGTTGCTCGCTTCAACGGTGGATCTGGCGCAAACAGCAAAGCATTTACTATGCTGGAGGTCTGGGGGCCGATCGTAGACCTAGCCAATCAAAACGGCGGTGACTTTGAAAACCCTGGCATATATCTTAGCAGTAGCTTGTTTGATACAAGTGCGCCTCGCGTTTATGAGAGGCAAACCCAAGAGCTTTATTCTTGGATGGCAGAGAACAGACAATCATTGCCGCCAGAGCTACAAGATATAACGCCTGATGTAATCGATCAGCGCACTAAAGACTTTGTGCAATCTAAGCAGAATGAATTAGCAGAGCTTGCTAGAACAAATCCTGACCTGGCTAGTGCATCTGCTCGCTTTATTGGCTCTATGGGTTCAGCGTTTGGTGATCCGGTAACGCAAGCCACAATGCCGTTTGGCGGTTGGTCTAAATCATTCTGGAAAAACGTAATGCAGAGCGCCGCTATAAATGCTGGCGTTGGTGCAATTACTGAGGTTGATGTTGCCAAGTGGTATAATGAGCTTGATCTGGAATACAGCTATCAAGACTTTCTGGCAAATGTAGCTATCCAAGGCGCATTCGGTGCAGCATTGCCTGTTGCTGGTCGCGGTATAAGAATGACTGCGGAGCAAGCTAAGAAAGGCTGGGAAGTATTATCTGGAAAAGGTCGCAATCCTATTAGCCCAGAAGATCAAGCCCTGGTTGATGTCCTCCAAGCACAAGAGGAAGTGGTTGCCAGTAATCCGCTAGAAACGCCGCAAGATTCTAATGTGGCAGAGTTTGAGCATCAGAGCCGCTTAACTGCCGCACAAGCGGCGATAGAGAACAATCAAGCGCCAAAGATAAGCCCAGAGCCAAACGCGCCTATAAAACCTTCTGTAGCGGCTGAGGCAGCAGATAATCTTGATGGCGTTCTATACACCTTAGATCCAGATATGATTGAGGTTGATGCTAAGACGTTTCAATTTAAATCTGGCGGTGATGAGTTTGGCGTAACAGAAAGACTGCAAGGTGTAACAACCTGGGATAAATACAAAGCTGGTGTTGTAACGGTGTATGAATACGCCGATGGCCGCATGGCTATTGCGGATGGCCACCAGCGTCTAGGTCTAGCAAAGCGCATTCGATCACAAGATCCTTCTCAGGATGTAAAGGTTATCGGGTATAAGCTGCGCGAGGTTGACGGAATCAGCCCAGAAGAGGCGCGTGTAATTGCTGCAATGAAGAATATTGCAGAAGGCACTGGCACATCTATTGATGCTGCTAAGGTATTGCGGGTTGAGCCTGATAGATTGTCAGAACTGCCGCCACGTTCTGAGCTAGTTCGCCAGGCTAGAGATATGATGGCTTTAAGCGATGAAGCATTTGGGGCTATTGTTAATGAAGTAATACCGGCAAACTATGGCGCTATTGTTGGCAGATTGATTGATGATCCTAAGCTGCAAGATGCTGCTATCCAGGTCTTAGCTAAGTCTGAGCCTAGCAATGCCTTCCAAGCAGAATCAATCGTGCGCCAGGTGCGTGAGGCTGGAGCTGAAGAGGTAGAGCAAATATCTCTATTCGGTGAAGAGCTGGTAACTGAAAGCTATTATGTAGAACGTGCAAAGGTCTTAGATCGAGCATATAAAGAACTGCGCCGTGATAAGGCAGCATTTGAAACATTGGTTCGTAACTCGGAACGCCTGGAAGCAGAAGGCAACGTCTTAGTTAAGGAAGCAAACGAAAGAAAGGCGAATACAGATGGCCAAACGATCGCGCTCCTCCAAACGCTTGCAAACAGAAAAGGGCCGCTCTCCGATGCCCTCAACCAAGCAGCAAGAACAGCCAGAGACACAAACAGCTATGTTGAAGCAACCAGAGGTTTCCTCGATGCTGTCAGAGGATCAATTGAATCGGGCGACTTCGACCGCATATCTTCTGGCGACATTGGACGCGCTGTCGATGGTACGCCGCAGATCGCTCGATCTGAAATTAAAAAAGAACCAGCCCTTGAGGGCTTCGACGAGCCAACAGGGGTAGCAGCAGAACGCCAGGCCGATCAGCTAATTGATGATATGTTTGGCGCTGATGAGGTGGATGCTGACTCTATTGCTGGCCTCAAACGGTTGCTTGATGAAAGTCCGACCAAAGATCAGATAGACAATCATCCATCTGTGATTAAAGCGCTAGATGAAATGGAAGCTCGCGCAGAAACTAAGGGGCTGGAAGGTTACAACACAGAAGCCTGGCATAACTCTCGCGTTTATAAAATAGATGACCAGGATGTTACCTCAACAGCAGAGGCAATGGTTCGGTTTGAGCTTGATGCAGAGCAGTTAGCATTTAAAGAGCTAGGCATAGATCCGCAGCCTGTTCTCAGAAATAAAGAGCTTACTATAGTTTTAGGCCCACCCGCTGCTGGTAAAAGCACAATCGCTAATGAATTAGCCGTTGCAAATAGATCTGCTATCCTCGACAGCGATGAGATTAAGAAGGCACTGCCAGAGTATGAGGGTGGTATTGGTGCATCAGCGGTGCATGAAGAGAGTTCTGACCTAGCAAAGATCTTACAATCCTTGATGATCGAACAAGGAACTAATATCGTTTTGCCAAAGGTAGGGCATTCTGCCTCTAGTATTCGTAAAGTAATATCACTATATAAAGATAAGGGGTATAAGGTTCGTCTTGTAAATATGGATGTTACCCCAGAAAACGCATATCAACGTATGATCAGGCGTTTCGTATCTTCTGGCAGAATTATCCCACCGGCATATCTTGATGCTGTTGGAGCTAATCCATCTGCCACATTTAGAACATTAAGACAGGAGGGCGCAGCCGATGGCTATGCAGAAATCGACAACAATGGCGGCTTCAATGACCCCAAAGAAATCAGAGAAGTCTCAGGAGACAACCCGTTATCAGGATCTAGCTTCGATGTACCTTCGGGTGGACGAACAGGACCAGACGCTATCAGAGTCGCAGAGCGCGATAGTGCAACGTATTCTCTCGAAAAAACGCAGCCTACCCCAGACGGAGGAATAGCTGACGATATAAATACATCTGACATCTTTGACGATATGGATCTTGAGGTTCCTCTTGGTGAGCGCGTAGATCCTGATACTGGTGATGTTGTGCCAACAACTATGACGCTAAGAGATGTTAAGGCCCAAATAGATCAAGAGAATGCTATGATCGAGCGCTTGGAGTTCTGTACGATATGACTTTTAAAAACTGTATTGATGAGGGCGTTGCTGAAGGTCAGATCACTGAGGATCAGGCCAATGAGATCAAAGGTCTGTTTGATGAGCTAGAAACGCAGTATAACCGGCAAATGGGTGGTGCTGCTGCAACAGCCAAAGCTGCGGCTGATACATCTATCTCTGCAAAAAAGATTGCTATAGAACGCAAGCGCCGCGCTATGCTCCAGGCTACAACCTGGAAGAAGATTAATTATGACTTATCAAATTACAAAACGGCTTTAGGCACACCTGACAAAAACAGAGCGGCCTTGGCATTGTTTGAGCAAGATCAGACATCAAAGTTCAGAAGCATTGTCCAAGTGCAGCAAGCTGTTCAGCGTAGTGCTACGAGAAAGATGGATGAGTTCTTGTCTACTTTTCGGCGCAATGTAGCTGGAGAAACAAGAAACAAAGCCCAACTTAAAAATGTAGTTCGTGAAATCTTTGGCGAAGAAACCGGCGATGCGGCTGCTAGAGAAATGTCTCAGGCATGGAAAGCATCTTCGGAATATTTACGCGCTCGGTTCAATGCTGCCGGTGGTGCCATACCGAAACGCGCTGATTGGGGTATGCCTCAGATCCATGACACTATGCGCGTTCGTCAATCAACATATGAAGAATGGCGAGACTTCATTTCTCCGCGCTTGGATCTAAAAAAGATGAAAGATGAGCAAACAGGCTTGCCTTTCTCGGATGCAAAACTTGAGTTCGCTCTGCGTGATGCTTACGAAACAATCCGCACAGATGGATTTAACAAAGTTAAGCCTGGCACAATGACAGGCAACAAGTCCTTTGCTCTACGCAATCAAGATCATCGTTTCTTTGTTTTTGAAAATGCAGATGGCTGGATGGAGTACCAGCAAAAATTTGGCAATCCAAATGCGTTTGACGCAATGATGGGCCATATTGATATGATGTCGCGTGACATTGCTATGATGGAAGTGCTTGGTCCTAATCCAAGAGCAACAGCAAACTTTATCAAACAGACATTGGGTGCTGATGCGGCTGGAGATGCAGCGGCAGAGCGCGTTGCTAGACGTACTGAAGCATCTATAGATTCATTATATTCAGCGGTAAGTGGATCTATAAACGCGCCTGTCGATAGCACATTCGCATATACATTCGCCGGTATTCGCCAGGTATTGCAATCGGCGCAGCTCGGTGGCGCGGCTATTGCTGCAACAACTGATATGAATTTTGGGCGCATTGCTCGATCTATGGTTGGCTTGCCGCAAACCAAAATGCTGAAGAAATACCTAGACTTTATGAACCCTCTTAGCATGGAAGAGAAAGGACGCCTGGCTATTCGCCTGGGTCTAACGGCTGAAGGCTGGTCAACTCTTGCTGCTGCACAAATGCGGTATGTCGGTGATTTGTCTGGGCCAGAGATAACGCGCCGTATGGCTGACTTTGTTATGAGGGCTTCGTTGCTTTCTCCCTGGACGAATGCGGGCCGGTGGTCTTTTGGCATGGAGTTCTTAGGAAACCTGGCTGACAACGCTGGCAAGACATTTAAACAGCTCGATCCCATGATGCAGAAAACGCTAGATCATTATGGCATTGGCGCTGACAAATGGGAGATTGTTAGAACAACCCCGCTCTATGAATATGAGGGCGCTTCGTTTTTAAGGGCTGAGGACATCGAGGCCCGTACAGATATACGCTCAGATTTAGCCCGTGACTTAGCAACTAATCTCTTGGCTATGGTAGAAACAGAAACTAACTTTGCTGTACCCAGCTCGTCGCTCCGTGGCCGTACTGCTCTAACTGGTGATACTCGGCCAGGTACACTTGCTGGTGAGCTTACTCGATCGTTTGCCATGTATAAAAACTTTGGCGTTACTCTGGTCAACACGCATATCATGCGCGGACTGGCGCAACCGACACAGAGGGCCAAAGGCACTTACTTCGCGGATTTGTTGATTAGCACTACATTGATGGGCGCTCTGGCAATGCAGCTAAAGGAAATGGCTAAGGGCCGAGATCCTCGCCCAATGACAGATCCAGAATTTTGGGGCGCTGCGATGCTTCAAGGTGGTGGCCTTGGTATATACGGAGACTTCTTATTCTCAGATGTAAACCGTTACGATCGAGGCTTGGCTGAAACCATTGCAGGGCCGGTTGTTGGCTTTGCTGATGATGTTCGCAAGCTGACGATCGGTAATGTTACGCAAGCTATCAAAGGCGAAGACACAAATATCGGAAGCGAGTTTATTAACTTTGCCGGTCGCTATACTCCAGGCTCTACGCTTTGGTATTCTCGCCTGGCATTGGAAAGAATGGTTCTGGATCAAGGAAAGCTATGGGCAGATCCAGACGCCAGAAGCAAGATGCGCCGGTTGGAATCTAGGTATAAACGTGAATATGGTCAGAATTTTTGGTGGCGTCCTGGCAAGGTTGCTCCAGAAAGGCGGCCCGATGTTTCAAACGTGTTTGAGCAAAGATGATAAATCTGGTATAGAGTAAACATAGACATAGGAAAATGAAATGACTGACATTCCAATAAATCCGGTTGCGCGGCGAGTTCAGTTTACGGGCAATACTGGAACTGGCCCTTTTGCGTTTACGTTTAATATCTTAGAAAACACGGATATTGATGTTTACAAGAACACAACACTTTTAACGCTTACCTCGCATTACAGTGTTACTATCAACGCGAATGGCACCGGATCGATAACATTGGTTTCAGGCCAGGCGCTTGTAGCTTCTGATTACCTTACTATTGTTGGCGGTAGAGACTTAGAGCGCACAACGGATTTTGTTACTGGCGGTGACTTGCTTGCATCTAGCTTGAATGAACAGCTCGACAGCAATGTTATTATGTCTCAGCAGCTTGATGAGCGCTTTGGCCGGTCAATATCAGTTAGTCCAGGTGATGTAGATGTTAGCTTGGAGCTTCCTACCGCATCCGCAAGAGCTGATCAAATATTAATATTTACCAGCACAGGCGCGGTAAGCACCAGCAATGCGTCCAGCCTTCCAGAGCTTACGGTTGATAAGTTAAATGTTGATAACATCACCATCGATGGCAATACCATAAGCACAACAAATACAAACGGCAACTTAACGCTTACTCCAAACGGCACTGGTGATGTTGTTATTTCTGGTGATCTTGTTGTCAACGGGTCCACAACCACAGTTAATAGCACTGAGGTCGATATTGCCGATAAGAACATTACTATTGCTTATGGCTCTAGTGGTTCATCCGCTGCTGATGGCGCTGGCCTTACTGTTGATGGTGCAGATGCTACATTTAATTATACGCACTCTTTGCTTGGATGGCAGCTTAACAAGCCATTAACGATTGGCAATACTACAGCAGATCAAGGATCCTCACTTAATATTTATGGCAATCCTGTTTCTGGTCAGATGCAAACTGCCTCAATATCACTAAAGAGTAATGGTACAAGCATTGATCCATTTGTTCAGTTTGCTTATCAAAGCAGTGATGTTTTTACGGTTGGGTTAGATGTTAGTGATAGCAAAAAATTTAAAATTGCCAATTCAAGCTCAATAGGTTCTTCGCCACTATTAACAATTACTGATGCTGGTGAAGTTTCTTTAGGAACAAATACTCCGCAGTCTGGCTATAGATTAACTATATCGGGGGAAAGTGGTGCATCAGCCAATATTGCATTTAAAGATAGCGGCACTGACAATGCTATTGTTAATGGCTTTGCGGATCAGATGCGTTTTGTTGGTGATTTAAATGGCGAGTCATCTAATGCGTTTCAGTTTCAGTGGTTAGATGGCTCTACAGAAGAAATGCGCTTAGAGGGTGGAACGCTTAAAGTTGATAGTCTTTTAAACCTGACTGGAGCTGTAGGCATAACTATAGGTTGCGATCTTACTTTTGACGATGGCGAAAATCTTCAGCTTGGCACTGGCAAAGATCTTAAGCTTTATCATGTATCAAGTAATAGCTATATTGATGCTGGCTCAACTGGTAATTTGTATATTAGCTCATTTAACGATGTGCATACGCAAGTTAGAAACAGCGCTAATTCTGCATTTGTTGATTCTGTTGTTTCGGCTGAAGGTGGCGCAACCACACTATTTCACGATGGTTCGGCTAAAATAGCCACCACCAGCACAGGTGTAGAAATCACTGGGACTTTAACCAGCGATGGGCTGACTGTGGATACAAACACACTGCATGTTGACAGCGCAAATAATCGGGTTGGGATTGGGACGAGTTCGCCAATTTATGCGGCTGACATTAAAACTAGCGGAACTAACAACGGTCAACTTAGAGTTGGTGGCGGCTCAACCTCTGCAACAGGATTGTTGTTTGAGCAAACGAATAGCGGAACAACTACAGCAAATATTCAAAACAGCTACTACTCGACATCTGCTAGTGCATCGTTGTCTATAAAAAGTGGGTACACTACTTTCCACACTGGCACTTCTGGCTCAGAAGCCATGCGCATCACATCGTCAGGATCAGTTGGGATTGGGACGAGTTCAATCAATGCTAGAGCGGATATTTCTTCAACCAGCACATCTCAGACATCCCTTAGAGTTAAGAATAGCGGCTCCAATCCATCTCAATTATTGATTGGTTTCGATGGAACGTCTGCTAATTACTTTGACGGAAATACGCAGATATTTAGGAATGGGGCAGGTTCATCAGAAGCCATGCGCATCACCAGCAGCGGATCGGTCGGGATTGGGACGAGTTCGCCAAGCACTCGTTTAGATGTGTCATCTAGCGCAAGCACTGTAGCAACTTTCCGTGTTCCAAGCGGCGGTGGTTCTAATAATAAGCGTCTTGAGGTAGGTACTGGTGGTGACCGTGTAATATTTAAGGCTTACACAGACAGCAATAGCTCAGCGACCGCTATAGCGTTTAACAATGGCGCAAGCTCAGAAGCCATGCGCCTCGATGCGAGCGGTAACTTGCTGGTGGGTAAGACTGCTGCTGGGATAGCAAACGCAGGCTCAGAGTTTTCTTCTACTGGTCGTGCCTTTTTTACCTTTGATAATGGCGGTCCTTTGCAGCTTAACAGGCTGAACGGTAATGGTGACATTATTGAACTTCACAAAGATGGCGTAGAAGTGGGGAGTATTGGAACACCCTTTACAGGTGAACTTTACATTGAAGCAGCCGGAGCAAACTCATCTGGTCTTTTGTTTACGTCAGGTAACAGTATTCAGCCAAGAAAAAACAGCGCCGCAGATGATGGTAATATTACTATAGGAGCCTCTGGCAACCGCTTCAAAGACCTCTACCTGTCTGGCGGTGTATACCTTGGCGGCACTGGGTCGGCTAATAAGCTGGATGACTATGAGGAGGGGACTTGGACGCCAGCAACTTATGGGGCAAGCACTGCAACAATATCAAGTGTAGAAGGTTTATATACTAAAATAGGTAACATGGTATATGCGTCATTTACATTTAATGTTGATACTAATTCTGATAGCGCTCACCTAAGAATACGTGGACTTCCACTTACGGTTGGGTCATCGCAAGCTGCCAGAGGTGGTGTTATCATTGGTTATCAGAATAGTGGGACAGCATGTGTTGGAAATGGCGTAAATTCAACAACACGTTTTAGTTTTTTTACAATATCAGGTAGTGATGTTTTGTTCAGCACATTCAGTAATAAGATTTTGCGTGGAGTTTACGTTTACAGTGTATAAAAAAAGATAATACCCCTGTTGGATCACAGGGTAGTCAGTCCAGCCAAAGGAGATAAACATGGCACTAACAGAAGAAACGGTACAAGACAAAATAGAGATCGTAGGCGACTACAAACATGTGCAAGTACGCACTGCCACAGTCATCAAGCGTGATGGCACAGAGATTAGCCGTGGGTATTCACGCCATGTAGTTGCACCTGACGCAGACATCACAGGTGAAAGCACAGAGGTGCAAGCCATCTGTAACGCAGTTCACACCCAAGCGGTTAAGGATGCTTACGCCGCACACTTAGCAGCACAGGAGATATAACAATGGCTATCACTTACACTTGGACCATCCCAACATTGGAACACGAAATCGCTGACGGTGGCGTATATGTAGCTCATTGGCGCTGCGCAGGCGTTGATGACGATGGCAACAGCGCATCTAGCTATGGCACTTGTGGGCTAACCTACGATGCCTCTGCTGCTGATTTTACGCCGTATGCCGATATAACTGAGGCTCAAGCTCAAGGCTGGGTGTGGGGTCATGTATCCCAAGAGGATACTGAAGCTGCTATTGCTTCTAAGATTGCTGCGATAGCTAATCCAACGTCTGCAAGCGGAGTTCCGTGGGCAGCATAATCTAGAAGAGAGGAAAGACTAATGACAGAGAAAAAAACACAAGTCATTACGATTGATGAAGTAGAATACAACGTGGAAGACTTTACAGATGAACAGAAGGTTCTAATCAACCACGTTATGGATTTAGATCGTAAGATCGGTAGCACTAAGTTTAACTTAGATCAGCTTAATGTAGGTCGTGGGGCATTTATGAATGCTCTTAAGGATACACTTACACCTGATCCAGA